CTGGAGTTACAACGGTAACTAGTCTAACCCAGTTAAATGGTCAAGCAATTGCAATGGGCACTGGTGTCAGAACCGCCGGCACTCAAAGAGTTACGATTGCAACCGATGACACTGTTAACATTGGTTCAATTGGAGGTGCGATAACTCCAGGAACTGGTTCCAATAATTTAGGAAAACCAGTTGATGGGGCCGCCGGAGCCACCGACGTTGGTGTTTTAGCATTGGCTGTCAGAGATGATGCGCTAACCACACTTACTCCAGCCGATGATGACTATACACAACTTAGAGTAACTTCTCAAGGTAGACTTTGGACTTCTGCGGTTATTGACACTGCACTTCCAGCAGGTACAAATAACATTGGTGATGTTGATGTTGCATCATTGCCTGGCACGGTTGCGACTGATATCACCGCGATTAAAACCGCGGTTGAAACATTAGATAATGCTGTATCAGGAAACGAATTTCAGGTTGATATTGTAGCCTCTCTTCCAGCGGGTACAAATAACATTGGTGATGTTGATGTTGCCTCATTGCCTGGTACGGTTGCTAGTGATATAACCGCTATTAAAACTGCGGTTGAAATATTAGATAACACAGTATCAGGAAACGAACTTCAGGTTGATATTGTAGCCTCATTACCCGCAGGTACAAACTCGATTGGTAACGTAAACACGATAAGTGCAGTAACTACCGTATCAACCGTAACGAATCTAAGTCAATTAGGTGGTACAGCAATTTCAATGGGCACTGGCACAAGAGATGCTGGCACCCAGAGAGTTACTATCGCAACAAATGATGTTGTTCCTATTTCAGATAATTCTGGATCGTTAACCGTTGATGCTCCAGTTGGAACACCAGTATTTGTGAGATTAAGCGATGGTTCTGCTGCAATTACTAACTTAGCCACCAACTTAGCACAAGTTGGTGGAACTACAACAGTCACTGGCGGTACTAATGGAACACTTGCGATTGGAGGTGTTCAAGCGCACGACGCGGTGGCTTCAGGAAATAAACCCGTACTAATTGGTGGTGTAGCAAATACTTCATCTCCTCCTGCGGTTTCTTCTGGTGATGTATCTCAACTCTGGACAACAACTACTGGCGCATTAAATGTTGCTGATGGTGGTTCAAGTTTATCTATAGATGATTCTGGAGGCTCTTTAACCGTTGATGCTCCAGTTGGAACACCAGTATTTGTGAGATTAAGCGATGGTTCTGCTGCAATTACAACACTGCCTGTCAGCCTAGCTTCTCTTCCATCACTAGCGGCAGGGACGAATTCAATAGGTGATGTTAATACGGTAAGTGCCGTAACAACTGTATCTACCGTCACGAATCTAAGTCAATTGGGTGGTACAGCAATTGCAATGGGTTCTGGAACAAGAAGTGCTGGAACTCAGAGGGTTACGATTGCTACTGATGATAGTGTGCCAGTTACGGGAACTTTCTGGCAAGCAACACAACCAGTTAGTTTAGCATTAGCCAAAGCAGAAGACGCCGCATCGGCCGATGCTGATTCTCTATTGCCTATAGCCGCAGTTAGACAAGACACAATAGCAGCAAGCACTAGTGCTGATGGTGATTATACCTGGCTAAAAACTAATAATGTGGGAAGACTGTACGCAAGTGCAGCCATAGATACCGCACTTCCAGCGGGAACAAATAACATTGGTGACGTTGATGTTGCCTCATTACCTGGTACAGTTGCCGCAGATATCACTGCAATTAAAACTGCGGTTGAAACACTAGATAATGCTGTATCAGGAAACGAATTTCAGGTTGATATTGTAGCCTCATTACCCGCAGGCACAAATAACATTGGTGACGTTGATGTTGCCTCATTACCTGGTACAGTTGCCGCAGATATCACTGCAATTAAAACTGCGGTTGAAACATTAGATAATGCTGTATCAGGAAACGAATTTCAGGTTGATATTGTAGCCTCTCTTCCAGCGGGTACTAATTCAATAGGTAACGTAAACACGATAAGTGCAGTAACTACCGTATCAACCGTATCAACGGTTACAAACTTGAGTCAATTAGGTGGTACAGCAATCGCAATGGGTACTGGTGTCAGAACTGCTGGAACCCAGAGAGTTACCATTGCTACAGACGATGTGGTTCCTATTTCAGATAATTCGGGATCGTTAACCGTTGATGCACCAGTTGGAACACCAGTGTTTGTTAGACTGAGTGACGGTTCTTCTGCAATTACTAACTTAGCCACCAATCTAGCACAAGTTGGTGGAACTACAACAGTCACTGGCGGCACCGCCGGTTCGCAAGGCATTGGTGGTATTCAAGCGCATGATGCTGCGGTATCAGGAAACAATCCTGTGCTTACTGGAGGTGTTGCAAACAACTCTGTTCCGACAGCAGTTGCGGCAGGTGATGTATCCAGACATTGGACTAATTTAAATGGTGCTATGGCCACCGCTGCGTATCCAGAAAACATATCAGCATTTGCTCCAACCAACGCATCTAGTACGGCACTTGCAAGCTCGTTGGTAGTTAAAGCCACTGCTGGCACACTGTATATGATAACAGGATATAGTGCTAGAGCCTCAGCCCAATTTATTCATGTTTACAATGCAGCAAGTTTACCGTCAGATGGCGGCGTTCCAGTCATGGTATTTACTGTACCTGCACAATCAAACTTCTCACTGGACCTTGGAATATATGGAAGACATTTTACTACAGGAATTGTTATCGGCAATTCTACTACAGCGGCAACAAAAACAATCGGCTCATCAGACTGCTGGTTTGATGTTCAGTACAAGTAAGGAAGAGTAGAATGGCATTACTAATTTCCGGCCCTTTAGGTACACTCACCTTAACTACGTCTGGAACGGGCTTGAGTGGAAGCACAACGTATAATGGTTCTGGTGCGACAACATTTACTGTTGCGAGTAATGCAGCAACAACTAACACAGGAAACGCTATAGTTGCTAGAGATGCATCGGGAAATTTTTCAGCGGGCACGATTACCGCAACACTGAGTGGCTCAGCAACATCTGCCGGATCTGCTACAACAGCAACTACGGCAACAAATCTTGCAAGTGGTGCGCAAGGATCAATACCTTATCAAAATGGATCAGGAACTACGCTATTCTTAGCGGCAGGAACATCAGGACAAGTTTTACGAACAAACGGCACCGGTGCCGCACCGACATGGCAAACCTTAGCAACATCAGCAACTACTGACACAACCAGTGCCACTAATATTACATCAGGAACACTTCCTGGTGATCGTGGTGTAACTGCCGGCTCAAGTTCATCATCATTCGTCGAATATAATGGTACTACTGCTACGGCTGGACAATTTGACGGCGGAACAACAAATCCTTCTGGAACAACTAGATTAAACTATGGCGGGTACTTATACGCAACTAGATTTTATGGTGATGGAAGTCAATTAACTGGTATTAGTGCTGGCGCGACAATTTCAGATGACACTTCAACCAACGCTACTAGATATATTCTTTGGGAAGATGCCACATCTGGAACAGCAACTACGGTTGGCGTAAGTTCGACTAAATTGACTTTTAATCCAAGCACAGGAACAATTAATGCAACAATTTTCAATTCAACCTCTGATGAAAGGCATAAAAAGAATGTATCTAAAATTACTAATGCTACAGAGTTAATCAAGTTGCTTGAAGGTGTTGAGTTTGAATGGGTGGATAATGATAAAAAATCTTCAGGTTTAATTGCTCAATGGGTAGAAAAAGTTTTACCACATTTAGTTGACGAAACAAAATTAGAAGATGGCACAGAAACAAAAACTTTAAATTATTCTGGACTGATTGGGTATTTAATTGAATCTGTTAAAGAACTTTCTGATAGAATAGATATATTGGAAAACAAAAAATAATTTTTTAATCAAATAGGAAAAAAATAATATGTCTATTAGGATTGGTGGACAAATCGTTTTTGACAATAAAGGAAATCCTATTTTAGGAAATTTACAAATTGCTCCGGCTTCACCATCGGCGGGAACAATGTTTTTTAATGAAAATACTAGAACGGTCCAAGGTTGGAATGGAACGTCGTGGGTCGATTTAACCAGCACCAGCACTTCAAGTATATTCGGATGGGGACTTAATACTTCTGGGCAATTAGGTAATAATACTGCAACTAACGCCAGCAGTCCAGTTTCTCTTGTTGGTGGATTTACCGATTGGATGCAAGTGGATCGAAATGTAGCAATTCGTTCGAACGGGACCGCGTGGTGCTGGGGTCTTGCAACCAGTGGAAGGCTTGGCGACAACACTACTACACTTAAAAGCAGTCCGGTATCAACTCTCACCTCTTATGTTTTTAGTCAAGTTTCAGGCCATGCATCGCATGCTGGTGGTGTAAGAACAAATGGGTCTGTGGCCATGTGGGGCTTAAACACATATGGAAGATTAGGTGATAGCAGTACAACTAGTAGAAGAACCCCTAATCCAATATCTGGAGGTCTTACTGATTTTGTGGAAATCAGTTGCGGATACGCTTTCACTTTAGGATTAAGATCGAATGGGGTTTTAATGGCTTGGGGTCAAGGAAGTTTTTTTCAAATAGGTGACGGCTTTAATAGTAATAGAACAAGCCCAGTAAGCGTCTCTGGAGGTATCACCAATTGGATTCAGCCAGCGGCTGGATATAGACATGCCGCTGCGCTTAGAGGAAATGGAAACATATATTGTTGGGGCATAAACACATATGGAAGGTTAGGTGACGGCACCCTGTCAAGTAGATCAACTCCCACAGCATTATTAGGAAATAATAATGATTGGGTTCAAGTTGCATCGGGACAAGAGCACGGAGCCGCAGTTAAAGGAAATGGGACTTTATGGTGTTGGGGGAGAAACCATCAAGGACAACTTGGAAATAACAGTACAACAGACACTTCAAGCCCTGTTCAAGTCGCGGGTTCAATAACTAATTGGGCGCAAGTTTCTTGTGGTACATCTCACACCGGCGGCCTTACATCCGATGGAAAAATTTATTGTTGGGGAAGAAACGATCAAGGACAACTTGGAGACAATACTACATCTTCCAGATCGAGTCCAGTTTTAACAGTTGGTGGTGTAACAAATTGGGTTCAAATTGAGTGTAATGGTTCTTTAAATACTTTTGCTCTTAGATCGCTTTGAGGCGAAAAAATGTCAATTCAAATTAATGGTACTACGGTAATAAATGCCCCTGATAGAAGATTTATATTAGGATCAACGGCTCCAGCCTCGCCTGTACAGGGACATGTAAGATATAACTCTTCAACAAATAAATTTGAAGTTTACAATGGAACTTCATGGGTAGTTTTTCCTGCCGAAGTTATACCACCGCCAGCCTGGTCTTGGGGTAGAAATGTTGATGGATCATTAGGTGATAATACAACATCCGATAAAAGCAGTCCAATTTCTATTGTGGGCGGATTTACTGATTGGATACAGATCACTTCTGGGAATGATGCCAGTGCAGGGATTAGGGCAAATGGAACTGCTTGGTCATGGGGTTCGGTGAATTTTTTTGGTGTATTGGGTGACAACACAACCACGGCCAAAAGTAGTCCAGTGTCAGTTGTCGGAGGCTTTACAGATTGGGTTCAAATTTCAGTTGGTATATACGCCCATGCCGCAGCAGTTAGAGCAAACGGAACCGCGTGGTGTTGGGGAGATAACGCTCATGGACAATTAGGAACAAATAATTACATAACAGCGAGTAGCCCAGTATCAGTTGTTGGTGGTTTTACAGATTGGGTTCAAATAAGTACAGGTGAACGTCACACCGCAGCAGTTAGAGCAAACGGAACCGCATGGTGTTGGGGAAGAAATAACGCCGGACAGCTTGGGGATGGATCTCTTGCAAACCGATTAAGTCCTGTTTCCGTTGTTGGTGGTTTTACCGACTGGGTACAAATTAGTGCTGGATGGCAACATACTGGTGCCGTAAGAGCCTCGGGCACTGCATGGTGTTGGGGATATAACGCTAACGGACAACTTGGAGATAATAGCACGACTACTCGAAGCAGTCCAGTTTCAATACTCAGTGCAGGAGTACCAAGATGGGTTCAAATAAGCACCGGTGGCAAACTTTCGTCTGGAAGTCATTCTGGCGCAATAAAAAGCGACGGAACCGCATGGTGTTGGGGTTTCAACGGGGCAGGAAGATTAGGCGATAATACTACGACTGCCAGAAGCAGCCCCGTTTCTGTTGTTGGAGGATTTTTTGATTGGGTTCAAATTTCAACGGGAGCAAGGCAAACTGTAGCAATTAGAGCGAATGGAACAGCTTGGGGGTGGGGAAGTAATGACAGTGGAAGACTGGGCAACAATTCGTCTGGTAGCTATCACTCAAGCCCTATTTCCGTTGTTGGCGGCTTTACTGATTGGGTGAATATATCATCAGTATATAGGCACACGGTTGCGTTAAGAGCATTGTAAAAAACATACAATATAGGGGGGTGTGTTAAATGTATGTAGTAAAATATAAACAAATGGTAGTTATGGGTATAATTCCATGGAATAGTCAATATATCATCGATGTTTTTAGAGTGAGATATCGAAAAACTGTTGAAGTTCCATATGATGAACCTAGTATTGAATCATTTCCTCTTAAATTGAGTGATGATATTACAATTTATCCTGCCGAAGAAAATCGAGAAAGAGAAATTAATCCTCTTTTTGAGGCTTATCACGGTCCCACGTGGGAATTTTTAGAAGAAAAAGTCATCGCCCATTATACAGTAGTTCAACATAATCTTGATACGATTAAAGAAAATTATCGTAAAATAGCGGCGAATTTACGATACGCCAAAGAAATTTCTGGAACCAGTATAAAAATAGACGAGGTTGATTATTTTATCAGAACATTTAGAGATGAAAAATATAAGTATGTCGAAAAATTGAGTGCGCTAGAAGATAATCAGACAATTAATTGGAAATTTGGCGACAACAACTGGAAAACGTTAACAAAATTTCAACTTTTGTCTATATTACGCGCTATAGATGCTCATGTACAATCATCATTCGATTATGAATTAAATCTTAACAATCAAATTAATTCTGCGCAAAGCGTTGAAGAATTGATGAACATTGAAGAACTAAATAAACCTCAATTAATGTTATCATTATAAAGAGGGTGTATAATGCCATTTAACGTTTATTACGGTATAACTAGAATAACCGATGAGCGGGTATTGCGTTTGCCGGCAAACTCTACTGGGCAGAGGCCCATCTATCCTTATCCTGGTCAACTATTTTTTGATACTACATTAAACAAATTGGTAGTTTGGGATGGTGGTAATTGGAGAGAATCCGCCATATCTACTTTAAACACAGTTCCTCTTTGGTCATGGGGGGCCGCAAATAATGGGCAATTAGGAAACAATCAAGCAGTTACTGGAAGATCAAGTCCAGGTAGTGTTGTGGGAGGTATTGCAGATTGGACGCAAGTTTCTACTGGCGCCGGAGGTTGGGTTTCGTCGTTAAGAGCAAATGGCGGAATTTTAAATTGGGGGGCAGCAAGTCTAGGTCAAAATGGAACTGGTGCCGGTGGTGCGCGAAGTAGCCCAACTTCAATTGCCGGAGCAACCACTACTGGATGGTTTCAAGTTGCCGCCGGCTATAATCATGGAGTAGCCTTACGCTTTACAACAACGAGTTTATATAGTCAGGTCTGGTCTTGGGGAGGTAACAATTTCGGTCAACATGGCACTGGATCTCTCAGCGCCAGCACAAGTAGTCCAACCATCACAAATAATTTTGGAGATACTATACAAGTTAGCGCCGGATATATGACAAGTGGTTTTCTTCGCTCTGGCATAGATGGTGGAATACTCATGACTTGTGGTGTGAATTTTTATGGTCAATTGGGTGACGGCACAACAAATTCTCGATCTGCTCCAACTACTGTTGTGGGGGGTTTTACAAATTGGACACAAGTGTCTATGGGCCATAATTTTTCTGCTGGCGTCAGAGCAAACGGAACCGCATGGTGTTGGGGTATAAATGCCTACGGACAATTAGGTAATAACACTACAACTAACGCCAGCAGTCCAGTATCGGTTGTAGGAGGCTTTACAGATTGGGTTCAAATAGCCACCGGCGGAAACCGAACTATATTCAGCTCTTTAATTCCTCAATTTACTGGCGCAATAAGAGGAAACGGAACCGCATGGTGTTGGGGTAGAAATAACAATGGACAGCTTGGAAATAATGCCACAACAAACGTTTCAAGTCCTGTTTCCGTTGTTGGTGGCTTTACCGACTGGGTTCAAATCTCCTGTGGAGATTCAACAACTATGGCAGTGCGTGCCAATGGAACAGCTTGGGGATGGGGGTCAAATGCTAATGGTGAAATAGGAGACAACACGACCACGGCTAGAAGTAGTCCAGTATCAGTTGTTGGTGGTTTTACGGATTGGGTTCAAATTTCAACCGGAAGAGCTTTAACTATTGGAGTGCGTGGACAGCCAAGAAGCACTACCATACGACAAAATAATTTAAGAAATACATTTGAATAATTATTGACATAATATTTTTTTTAGTATAAATTATATGTTTGAGGAGAGTGATTGTGAAAATAAACATTGGTGCCGGAACTAACAAAAAAAACGATTATATTTCTATAGATTTTGACCGAGAAACAAATCCCGATTTTGTTTTAGACTTAGAAAAAGATAAACTACCATTCGATGACAATTCAGTAGAAGCCGTTATTGCACATCATGTTTTAGAACATATGGGAGAAGGATATTTTCATTGTCTAAAAGAATTATATCGAGTTTGTAAGCATGGGGCAATCATAGACATTAGAGTTCCTCATCCTAGACATGATACATATTTGGCAGACCCCACGCATCGTAGACCTATCACGCCGATGGGTTTGCAATTATTCAGCAAAAAAGCAAATAAATTATATAAAGAACAGAATTTTGCATCATCTAGACTTGGTGATTTTTATAATGTAGATTTTGAAATCTTAAATTTTAATTATATTCCAGATGAGCAAAGTTTAATTACACTATCGAATTTATCTGAGAGTGAACTAGAAGAATATGCTAAACAACACAATAATATTATTCTTGAAATTAATATACAATTAATTGTGGTTAAAGATGAACAATATCAATGAAATATTTTCACCATTACATTTAAAAACTACAATTTTAGATTTAATAGATGATGAAAAAAGAGAACTTGCATGGGAGCTAATTGATCACTATTATTCTAAAGCATATGCACTGAAACATTTTGATGTGCTAGGATATGTCGCACACAAAGCAGATAAAAGAGATACATATCTAAAATGTGCTGAGGCAATATATTGTTTATGTGAAAATTCAGAACAATTATATATTGCGAGAGCAAATTTATACAAAGCATATAATTTAATGAATTATCCCGAAAAGGCGATATTTTATATCGAAAAAAATCTTGAAATAACGCCAGATGATTTTGAAACCTTGTGTCATAAGGCATCGAATCTTTCTCTTATGGGAAAGAAAAAAGAATCCGAAGAATTATTAGAATATGTAGAAAAATTATACCCCGAAAAAAAAGATAAGTTTGATTCTGGATTTTCTGGAAAATATTTGAGAGAAGGAAAAACTTCTAAAGGACTGCTTTCTTTTTTAGAGGCTGAAATTAAAGAACATTCTCTATTCGAAAAACAGTTGAAGATGAAAAAGTGGAATGGCGTAATAACTCCAGGAAAAATTTTATATGTTGATGCGTGCGGAGGCATAGGAGATCAAATAATAAACATAAGATTTTTTGAAAAAATTAAAAAATATGGAATGAGACCAATATTAGTTTCATCGGATACAAAGTTTTATCGTGATATAAATTCATTATTGGTGAGGCATGGTCACGAAATATTGACAGACAAAATTCTAATTGACAGAACACAAAAATGGACGAGTATGATGACTCTTCCAGGATACTTAGGATTAAAGGAACATGAATTATGGAGTGGAACATACTTAACACCACTCAAAAATCCTAAAAATAAAATTCCTGGAACCAAACCTAAAATAGGAATAAAATGTTCTGGTAATCCGTATTTTGCTCAAGATGAATATAGAAAAATTCCTATAGAAAAAATGCTAAAAATATTACCAAAAGAGGCGGATATTTTTTATATTGATGAAAAACCGATAGATCATCCTGGCGTCATTGATTTATCGCATATGATAAACTCTTGGGAAGACACGCTTGATATTATTGATCAAATGGATTGTATAGTTTCATCGTGTACAAGTTTGGTTCATGCTGCGGCCGCCATAGGAAAAACAACTTTTGTTGCAGTTCCAATAGCAGAATATTATATTTGGACAACCACAAAAAAAGATGGATCGTCTCCATGGCACGGAAACAATCTCTTTGTGTCACGACAGACAAAGGTCAGAGATTGGGAAGAGCCACTTAACGTGATTGAAAATAAATTAAAAGATTTTTTAAGGATAAATTATGGATAAAAAATTTCATTTCATAACTGGACTGCCTAGATCAGGATCCACTTTATTAAGTTCGATACTTAAACAAAATCCTAAATTTCATGCTTCGATAACAGACCCTCTAGCTAATTTATTTAAAGGTGTTATAGAAGTAAGTCAAGAAGGCCCTGGAATAAAATACGAAGTTCCAGAAAAAAGAAGATTTAATATTGCGAAGTCCATATTTGATGGCTATTATCAAGATGTCGATAAACCTGTAATTTTTAACACGAATCGAGCATGGACTATATTAACACCACAGATTGACGCTATTTTTCCTGAATCAAAACTTATTATTTGTGTGAGAGATATTGTCTGGATTTTAGATTCTTTTGAACTTGCTCACAGAAAAAATCCTTTAAGTATAAGCACGGTTACGGGAGGCCTTTCGGGCACAGTTTATTCTAGAGCAGATGGGCTAATGTTAGAAACTGGAGTTGTTGGATTTCCATACATAGGTGTAAAACAAGCAATAACTAGTTCAGAAAAACATAAATGTATCATTATAGAGTATGATAATTTATGTAAAAATCCAGAATTAGTAGTAAAATCAATTTACAACTTCATAGATGAGCCATATTACAAACACGATTTCAATAATGTTGAGGCTTCGTGGGATGAATATGATTCAGAAATAGGAATAAAACTTCATCATGTGAAAAAAAATGTTCAATACACAGAAAGAAAAACAATTCTTCCTCCCGACATTATTCAAAAATATAAAAATATGGAAGTTTGGAGATTTCAATAATTATAGGATTTGAGATTATGAGTAGATCAATGGTTAAATTAATTCATGCTGATAATTTTTTTCCTGGAGACGAAGCAAACTCATTGAGAAAAATGGCCGAAAATTTTCAATTTGTTGAAACATGGCATGGAAAGGAAATGTTAAACTTTAATTTAATTTTTCCTGACAGCGAGCAAATTTTTCACAAGGTATTGGGCGAAAGAGTTACTGTAGATACAAAACGATCTGGTGTAATTAGAAAACCTTTTCACAATTTAATTCATTTTGAAGAATTTGATTCTACAGAGGAATGGTGTTTCATGGTTGCTTTAGAGCCAACCACAGTAAATTTTTGGTATCATGTTGACGATACAAATAAAATGGGCGAGTTTGCAAAACCAAATGCAAAAAGTGCGCTAGAAGAAACAAATTTTAATTATCGAAATTTATTCGAATGGAAAATACACACTAATATTTTACTGGAAACAAACCAATGTCTATTTTTCAGACCTTGGGTATTTCATTCTCTAGAAGAAGGCATGATACAATACTATCGACTACTTTCCGATAATAAATTCAGAATTTTAGTTATGGGATTACCAGAATCTTCTAAAAATAAAGTTTCTGAAAAATTGAACGATTTATTTCAAAGTTCTTCTATTTTAAATTCTATGAAAGAAAGGATTAGTAATAAGGATATTGATTTCAGCGTCGATGGTCAAATGCGACATTGTTATCGAATGTTAAACTTAGCAAGAAACTCTGAAACAGGAGTTACCATAATTAATATGGTATGCCCCCTACCTAAAATGAGGCAAATATTAAATCCTGATATTATAGTTTGGGTTAGCGACAAAAAAGAATCTAAATATCCAGAACTGAATGAAATTTATGTTCCTCCAGTTTATTATGATATAGAATGCACTGATGATAGTGATGAAAGTATTCAAAAAATAGTTAAAAGAATCTTTTCTAAAAGGATAACGTGAAATGAAAAAAATCTTGATTATGGGTTTGCCAGGAGCGGGAAAAACATACTTTGCCGAAAGACTTAAAAAATTTCTTGAAGAAAACGGCACAATTCAAAATCTATCTAGTATTAGACTTACTACGCTAGAAAGCGTACCTAGAAGTAATATTGTAAGTGTTCAGTGGTTCAATGCTGATGAAGTGAGAAAAAAATACAATGATTGGGACTTCAGTAGAGAGGGTAGAATTCGACAAAGCATTCGCATGGCTGAGTTTGCGCTAACCTGTTCAGCCGACTATGTAATCTGCGATTTCGTTGCGCCATTACCAGAAATGCGACACAATTTCAAAGCAGATTGGACAATTTGGATTGATTCGATTGATGCGGGTAGATACGAAGATACCAATAAAGCTTTTGTTGCCCCCGACATTTATGATTTCAGAGTTACTGAACAGAATGCTGAGAAATGGGTTCCTTACGTCGGTGAAAGGATTCTAAAGAATCAAAGGCGTCCATCGTTTGATTGGAAAAAAGAAACTGTACAAATGCTTGGTCGCTGGCAGCCTTGGCATCCTGGACATCGTGCTTTGTTCGAACGTGCTTTATCTAAAACTGGACAGGTGATTATTCAAATTCGAGACTGTCAAGGCTGGCAAGGAACAAACCCATTTGCCATAGAACAAGTCAAAAATTTCATTCGCAGAGACTTAGACCCTCTTTATCAAGGCCAATATGAAATTCAGGTCGTTCCTAATATTGTGAATATTACTTACGGTAGAGATGTCGGATATAAGATTGAGCAAGAAGTCTTTGATGAGTCTATTCACAGCATTTCTGCCACAAAAATAAGAAAGCAGATGGGAGTATAGTTAGAATTTCCTCCAATTATAAATAGTATAAAAATGGAGGAAATTCTCAATGAGTTCATCAAGACCCGCAAACAGGGAAGAGTTTAAAGAATATTGCTTAAGACATTTGGGCGCACCTCTACTTGAAATCAATGTGGCAGATGAACAAGTAGACGATGCTGTAGATGAAGCTTTAGCGTATTATCAAGATTATCATTTCGATGGCACTCAAAAGGTATTCTTGGCTCACCAAGTTACTCAAACTGACATAAACAATAGATATCTTTCTATATCTGAAGACATCATTGGCGTCATCAATATTTTTGACATTGGCAACAGTTATTCGACGAACAATCTTTTCAATCTGCGATATCAGATTGCACTGAACGATTTGTTTGCGTTTAACTATGGGCCTTTTGCACCATACTATATGGCGCTGCAAAATGTTGCTTTGGCCGAAGAGATGTTTGTGGGCAAGCAGCCTCTGCGATTTAACAGACATACCGATAAACTCTATATTGATATGTCGTGGGGAGAAAAGATTGTTGTCGGAGAATACATCATCGTCGAAGCATATCAAATAGTAGACCCAGATACTTACAGTGATGTTTGGAATGATCGTTGGCTAAAGAGATATTGCACAGCATTAATTAAAAAACAGTGGGGAACAAATCTTAAAAAGTTCGAAGGTATCGCAATGCCTGGTGGTGTGACATTCAACGGGCAAAAAATATATGATGAAGCAGACGAAGAATTGACCAAGCTTGAAGAAGAAATGATATCTTCATATTCATTACCCGTATCTGACATGGTGGGCTAAATGGCCCGTAACGCATTCTTTAATCAATACACACAGATAAGACAAGAGCAAAATCTTGTCGAAGATTTAATTATAGAAGCCATAAAGATATATGGCGTAGAGGCATATTATCTACCAAGAACTCATGTTAATTTAGATAAACTGTATGGTGAAGATGCGTCAATGAAGTTTGATGATGCGATTCATTTAGAACTGTATATTAAAACATTTGATGGGTTCGTGGGCCAAGAAGATTTTCTTTCAAAGTTTGGTCTTCAAATCGACGAGTCGATTAATTTCGTAGTTGCACAAAAAAGATTTGATCAAGCACTCAAAACATCCATGTTAACAGAATATGGATATAATTTAAAACTTGAAGATGGTAATGAAATTTTAAACGAAGTAGCCTACGACTATGAATCAATCTTAAGACCAAGAGAAGGTGATTTGATTTGGCTGCCAATGGCAGGATACATGTATGAAATAAAGTTTACTGAAAACATAGAAAACTTCTTTCAACTTGGTAAACTCTATACTCATGAGATTCGATGCGAACGTTATCGCTACTCAAATGAGAAAATTGATACTGATGTTCAAGAAATTGATAACATCGAAGAAATCTTTAGTCAATCTTCCGAATTTATTACCAAAGCACTACTGGAAGACGGCGATCTATTACTGCTTCAAGATAGTACATATCTAATTGAAGAGGGTGTCCATATTGCAGAAAAAGACACTACGGCAGAGAATGAGTTCCTAATTGATGAACTTAATGAAAATGATGTTTTAGATTTTACAGAATACAATCCTTTTTCTGCGGTAAGGGAGTTTTAATATGATGTTCGGTCACGATTTTTACAATGGAACAATTAGACGATATGTTATTATGTTCGGTAACATATTCAATGAGATACAAGTCAAAAGATTTGACAATGCAGGAAACAAAATACAGACAATAAATGTTCCAATCGCCTACGGTCCAAAGCAAAGATTCATTACCAGAGTAACTGCCGATCCAACACTGAATAGAGCAACATCGATTACTCTACCAAGACTTGGATTTTCTATGGACAGTATGAGTTACAATCCTATCAGAAAATTAAACTCTGGACATAGATTTGTAAAAGGCGTAAATACTGGTGGATTGGATTTTGCGAGAGCATATTCACCTGTGCCATACGACTTTAATTTCTCCTTAAATCTTTTCACTAAGAATGCTGAGGATGGTATACAAGTAATAGAACAAATTGTACCGTTCTTTACACCAGACTTCACGGTTACGATGAAAGTTTTGCCAGAACTCAATATAAATTTAGATATACCGATTGAACTTTTGTCTGTTACATCAGATGATTCATATGAAGGATCGTTTGATGATCAAAGAGTATTGACATGGGACTTAGACTTTGTTGTAAAAGGATATTTGTTTGGTCCTGTCACCAAAAATAAATATATTAATAAAGCGACAATATCGTATTTTGAAGGTCTTGATGCAACTACACCCGATGCAATTCAAGTTTTTTCTGGAAACAGTGAATTTGAAATAGAAGAAACAACGACATGAAAAAAACAGTTGACGAAAAATTAAATACCGCGCTACAAATAGAGCCGACAGTTGAACTTTTGCCCGCAATAGAAGATAAAGAAGATGTGGCACAGGACGATTATGAGTATGCAAGAAACAATTTGCGAGGCCTAATAGAAAACGGCAAGCATGCAATAGAAAATATCATATTCTTAGCAAAAGAAGGTGAATCACCTAGAGCATATGAGGTCGTTGGCCAACTTATTAAAACATTAGCAGAGACAAATAAAGATTTGTTAGACTTAGCGAAGAAATCAAAAGAACTTAAAGGCGAGGATAAATCTCAGCCTACGCAAGTAAACAATAATCTATTCGTTGGAAGCACAGCAGAATTGCAGAAGTTATTGAAAAACAATGGCGACTAAAAATTATTTAGGTAATGCTAACTTAAAAGCAATCAATGTTAGACTATCCTACACACTTGAACAAATAGAAGAATACAAAAAGTGTGCTGAAGATCCAATTTACTTTATTACAACGTATTGTAAAATAGTTACATTGGACCACGGTCTACAAACATTCAATTTGTATCCGTGCCAAGTAAATAAAATAAACGTTATTCATAATAATCGTAAAGTAATTTTGATGGAAGGCCGCCAGCAAGGAAAAACTACATCATCGGCTGCCTACATCCTATGGTACACTCTGTTTCAAGAAAGCAAAACAGTTGCTATTCTGGCTAACAAAGCCGCTGCTGCTAGAGAAGTTTTATATCGATATCAGATCATGTATGAAAACCTTCCTATTTGGCTTCAGCAAGGCGTTAGCACGTGGAACAAAGGTGACATTGCACTTGAAAACGGGTCAATTGTGTTCACCGCAGCAACAAGCCGCGCAGGTATTCGTGGTAAATCTGTTAACTTACTCTACGTTGATGAAACTGCAATCATACCTAACAATTTAGCAGAAGAATTCTTTACCTCAGTGTATCCTACAATCTCTGCTGGTGAAACAACAAAGATTCTTTTATCGTCCACACCGCTAGGATATAATCATTTCTGGAAATTCTGGAACGATGCACAGAATGATCGAAATGGATTTGTGCCATTATTCATACCATACTGGGAGATTCCTGGGAGAGATGAGGCTTGGGCCGAAGAGCAGAGAAGACTTCTAGGGGAGTTACGCTTTAACCAAGAAGTTCTTTGTAATTTCTTGGGTTCCAGCATGACTTTGATTGCCGCAGATACAATAGGACAACTATCACCAGACGAGCCAATTTATAGCAAAGATGGATTAGATGTATACGAAAGAGTCGAAAAAAATAGAGTTTATGTTATAGTTGCAGATACTGCTAAAGGTGTAGACGGAGATTACTCAGCGTTCAACATCATCGATGTTACGTCAATGCCGTATAAGCAAATAGGAAAATTCAGAGATAACAAGATAAGCCCTCTTTTATATCCTTCTGTGATATACAAAGTAGCTAAAGAATTCAATGAAGCATATGTTCTAATTGAAATCAATAGTTCAGAGCAAGTTGCTGAAATTCTTTACAACGAGTATGAATATGAAAATATCATTTTTGTAAACAGAACTACCAATGGACAAGTAGTTTCTGGTGGATTTGGAGGAGGCAAAACTCAGTTGGGGGTAATTACAGACAAAAAAATCAAAAGAATTGGATGTTCGAACTTTAAATCTTTAGTCGAAGGCAAAATGCTTCTGATTAAAGACGCAGACACAATATCTGAAATATCTACATTTATTCAAAAGAAAAACAGTTACGCTGCCGACGAAGGATATCACGATGATTTAGTTATGCCATTAGTTTTATTTTCGTGGCTCACTACCAACCCGTATTTCAAAGACCTTACAAATATAAATATACGCAAGGAATTATATGAAAAAAGAATTCAAGACATTGAAGAAGAAATGACTCCTTTCGGTATTATATCAACGGGACACGAAGAAGAAACTTTTACCGATGCTTCAGGCCAAGTTTGGCAAAAAGATGAAGATTTCGTTTTTTATAAATAAAAAAGAATAATAATGATTGAACAATTTTTGAAGCATATAACATATAAATCAAGGAGAAGAAAATGGCAATCAATTTAATCTCACCAGGAATCAAAGTCACAGAAACTGATCAAATTTCATCAGTTCGTGTTGCTGGTACCATAACTGGTGGTTTTGCTGGGGAATTTAGATGGGGTCCAGTTGAACAGGCAGTTTTAGTTACAAGCGAAACTGAATTAGTAGAGAATTTCGGCGCACCCAATGCAACAAATGCAGTTGACTTTCTAACCGCTGCAAACTTTTTAGCATATGGTGCATCACTACAAGTTGTTCGTGCCGCAAACACAACTGGCGCACTCAATGCAACTGCCGAAGCAACAACAGGAAGCGCTACCGCTGGAACAGGAATTGCAATCAAGAATGATGCAGCATACGAATCTTATGTTGATGGTTCGGGTGATGTTGGTCCATGGGCAGCAAAGTATCCTGGCGCACTAGGAAACTCACTAAAAGTTTCTACATGCCCAAGTTCATCAGCATGGCAGTCAAATCTAACTGGAACCTTTACAGTTACCGCAGGCAGTACAACAGTTGTTGGAACTGGTTCATCAGCCAATACTCAGTTAGTTGTTGGTGACATTGTTGTTCTAGGCGGTCGTTCGATTGCAGTCGCATCAATTACAAATGCAACACATTTTACACTAGCATCAAAGCATTTGACTGGCGCAACAGGCGGATCGGCAGTTAGACGTTGGGAATTTTTCGGCAATTTCGATCAAGCACCAGGAACATCAACATTTGCAGCATCAAAAGGTTCAACAAATGATGAAATGCACGTTGTTGTTGTCGATGAAGACGGTCTTATCACAGGAACAAAGAATACTCTTCTAGAAAAGTTTTCCGCAGTGTCAAAAGCTTCTGATGGTAAAACTACAAATGGTGGAAATAACTACTATAAGAATGTTATCAATGATCGTTCCAACTATGTTCGTTGGATGGATCAAGATGCCGCAGGAACAAATTGGGGTTCAGCACTTACTAGTGGATTAACATTCACCGCAGTCACTGGAGTCAAAAATTACAGCCTTGCCGGTGGCGCAGATGGTGCTTCACCAACAGACGGTCAGAAGATTACCGCTCTTGGATTGTTTGAAAATAAATCAAATCTTCCAATCTCTGTCATGCCAATGGGATCGGCTAGCGCAACAGTAATTAACTATGCAATTGGTGTTGCTGAAGATCGCAAAGACTTTGTTGTTTGCTTCTCTCCAGAATCTGCTGATGTTGTTAACAATGCAGGTGATGAAGTAGATGTCATTATTGCATTTGCTGATACTGTCACCGCATCAACATACGGTATCATGGATGGAAACTGGAAATATCAGTACAACAAATACCTAGACAATTATGTTTACGTTCCATGTAATGCTGATGTTGCAGGATTGCTAGCAAGAACAGACAGAGATCGTGCACCATGGTTCTCACCTGCTGGATACACAAATGGAAACATTCTAAATTCAGTTAAACTTGCTTGGAATCCAAACGAAACAAATAGAGACCTTCTCTATAAGCGCGGCGTAAACCCAATCTTTACACAGCCTGGACGCGGAACAGTTCTATTTGGCGATAAGACTTTCGTAACAACCGACTCTTCGTTCAATAGAATCAATATTCGTAGATTGTTCATCACCATCAGAGAATCAATCGGCGCATTTGCTGGTAACGTTCTATTTGAACAGAATGATGCACAAACTAGAGAGGCTTTCTTGAATGCTGTTGAGCCATATCTAAGAAGTGTCGTTGGTGGAAGAGGCATCACAGAATTCAGAGTTGTCTGCGACGAAAGCAATAATCCGCCAGCCGTTACTGAAGCAAATGAATTTGTTGCTGACATTTTTGTTCGCCCAATTTCATCGATTAACTTTATTCAACTTAATTTCGTTTCAGTTAGAGGCGCATCTAACATTGCCGAAGTTTAAGGATAAATAAGGTCAACGAGACATAAAAGGAGACAATAATGGCCAACTTAACAGTATTAAGTACCATAAAACAATTGATAGGCGGCGGCGTTAGACCTAACTTATTCGAAGTAAATGTGCCAGGTGTTGGAATAACAATTTTATGTAAAGCAGCAGCCTTGCCAGGATCATCCATAGGAATCATTGAGATTCCTATGTCTGGTGGTAGAAGATATAAAGTTAGTGGCGATAGAACTTTTGCTGAATGGACTACAACAATTATTTTAGATCCAAAATATTCAACCAGACGGAGCTTCGAATTATTGCAGAGTGCTGCGGCAAACATTTCTTTTGAAGATAGCAATCTGTCTTCAGGAAAAAGAGAGTTGGGAGATGTCACTGTGAAGCAATTTCGGTATCAGGCAAACAGCCTTGAAGAAACTGCGGCAATTACTTATACATTAAAAAATTGTTTTATTAGCGATATTTCCGCAATTGATTTATCTTACGATAGTACAGATGCTATTTCCGAATACACCGTAACATGGGTGTATGATTATCATACAACGGCATAAAGAAAGGAATAAAAATGGCATTTAAACTATCACAATTTAAAACTGCATTAGAGCAAGGTTCTAGACCTAACAATTTTAAAATTATTTTTGGAAAACCGTCCACATTAGCAGATCCAAGTTTTACAACTCCCTTGGGTGGAACCGCACCAGATGCAACTCAGTATGCTATACTATGCAAAGCTGCGGCAATTCCAGCATTTACGATTGGTGTTGTAGAAATTCCTTTGCAGGGTGGAAGAAGAATGAAATTGCCTGGTGATAGAACGTATGGTGAATGGACGGCAACCTTTATTTCGGACGAATCTTTTGGGGTTAGAAAATTTTTCGAAAATTGGATAGGTGGTATAGCAACCAATAATTTCGAGTCTCTTACTAAATCTTCAATTACTGATTATAAACAAAACATTGAAGTTCAACAACTTGATGTTTCTGGAAGTAATGTTGCTAGTGGTCTCTACGTTTTAAAAGATTCTTTTCCTACTGACATCTCTGCAATCGATTTGTCTTACGATTCTACTGATGCGATTGCTGAATTTTCAGTGACTTTCCAATATAGCTATGTTTCTTACACCGTTGTATAATTGAGTTATTTCGCAACATAAATATAGTTGCGTAATAGTGTTCACTAATAGGGGGCTATTACGCCCCCTATTTTTATGAGAGAGAATAAATGGCAATAAAACTTTTTGGTTATAAGATAGGTAAAGACGATCCGCAAAAAGAAGATAGTGCTAAATCTTTTGTGCCGCCAACAGACACAGACGATGCAGCAATATCTGTCGTTGGTAGTGGCGTCTATGGAACCTATGTTGATTTAGAAGGTCAAGTAAAAACTGACGCCGAATTAATTCGCAGATATCGTGAAATGGCAACACAAGCCGAATGCGATATTGCAATTGATGATATTGTTAATGAATCCATAGTCTATCAAGAAGATGGATATCCTGTTTCAATTGTTTTAGAGAACATGAAACAGCCAGACACCATTAAGAAAAAAATAAAAGAAGAATTCGAGCATGTTATGAAGTTGCTCGATTTTAACAACCAAGCGTATGATGTTTTCAGACGTTGGTATGTTGATGGTAGACTTTATTATCATATGGTAATTGATGAAAAAAATCCAAGACTAGGTATCAAAGAAGTTAGATACATTGATCCAAGAAAAATTCGAAAAGTTAGAGAAATACCAAGAAACAAAGGAACACCATTATCATCTAGTGCATATGTAAAGCCAATTGAATATTTTGTGTATTCAAATGTCGGATTTGCAAGAGATGCAAATCAAGGTTTAAAAATTGCAAAAGATTCTATTTGCTATGTGCATTCTGGATTAACAGATCGTGAAGGTAAAGTAATTATATCTTATCTACATAAAGCAATTCGTCCATTGAATCAATTAAGAATGCTTGAAGATGCAACAGTCATTTATCGCATCTCTCGCGCGCCAGAACGTAGAATTTTTTATATTGATGTTGGTAACTTACCAAAAATTAAAGCGGAGCAATATCTTCGTGAGATTATGCAGAAATATAAAAATAAACTAGTCTATGATGCTCAGACAGGCGAAATCCGTGACGATAGAAGATTTCAAACAATGCTTGAAGATTTTTGGTTGCCAAGAAGAGAAGGCGGCAAAGGCACAGAGATTACTACATTGCCAGCAGGACAAAACCTGGGAGAAATTGAAGACGTTTTATATTTTCAAAAAAAATTGTACAAGGCATTAAACGTTCCAATTTCAAGATTGGAATCAGATGCTGGATTTTCTCTAGGTCGTGCATCCGAAATTAGTCGAGATGAATTGAAGTTTTCTAAATTCATTAGCCGACTTCGTATGAGATTCTCTCACCTATTTGATAAGTTATTAGAAACTCAATTAATATTAAAAGGTATCTGCACTAGAGAAGAATGGAAACAATTAAAAGAAGAAATTAATTATGATTTCGTAACAGATTCTCATTTTACAGAATTAAAAGATGCCGAAATATTAAAAGAGAGACTTACATTACTAACAGAAATAGATAATTATGTTGGAAAATATTTCTCTAAAAACTATGTAAGAACAAAGGTGCTTAAATTTACTGAAGAAGATATTGAAAAGATAGAAAAAGAAATTGAGGAAGAGGCCGCACAACAGGAAGATGAGCCGGCGCCACAAACTAACAATGCGCGACCACCTCCTGAAGAACCACCTAAACCTATTCCTGTTGTTATACACAAAGAATAAACACCTTTAAAGTTTTGTTTTTTATAAATAATTGAAAGGAGAATTATTATGTCAGAACATATTGAAAATGCAGTATTAAATGCCTTATCGGCAGATGCAACAGAATTTAAAAACAACATTTTGTTGGCGCTAGATCAAAAGATTAATGATGTTTTATCAGCCAAAAAAATGGAAATAGCTCAGTCCTTCTTTAATCAAGAAGAGGATAATAATAACTCAGAGGATGAGGAAACCGCAAATGAAGAGTTTTAAAAATTTTCTTTTGGTAACGGAAGAAGAAGTTGAACAAGTTGATGAAGCAGAAAGTCATCAAGCTAAGACAACGATGAAGCACATCAAGAACCCTACTAAAGGTGAAAAAGAAGCTTCTAAACACATGAAGTCGGGGGTCGCTGGATATGGTGATCGTGTTGCAATGCTTAAATCTGCCGAAGCGCGCGGCGCACTGAAAAAAGAAGAAGTTGAACTCGATGAGGCCGATTTTAGTAAACAAGAAACTAAAATGGCACACACCATCGGTAAAGAGTTCAAAAAGAAGGGTGTTGGTGATGAATCAAAAGGTGGACCTTTTGCAGTAGCATCAGCAATGGTTCGTGACAAGCCAGAGGCTGCTAAAAAAGCATATAAAACAATCATGGCCAAAACAAAGAACGAAGAACATCAGTCGGCCTTAATTGCATTGTATGATTCTTTGAACGAAGAAAATCAAGAATTATTTCTAGAAAAAATTGAAGAAGACTTTGACAAGCTTTTAGAGTTTTCTCTAAACCTATTAGAGGAATAAAATGGCTGATACCGTAACGTCACAAAAGTTGAAAGATCATGCCGCAGCATGGGCATATAAATTTACCAATGAATCAGACGGTACCGGAGAGAACAATGTTCTTAAGGTTGATGTTTCTGGATTAACTGCCGTTGCAAATGGTTCAACAACAGATCAAAGAATTACCATAAATAAATTGACCTGGTCAATTGCCGGAGCAAATTCTAAGGTTAAACTTATGTGGTCAGGCGATTCGCCAAATACGATTGCATATCTCTCCGGCTCTGGAACTATGGATTTAGTAACCAACTTGACGGCACCAATAACAAATAATATTGCAAATACAAATGGTGACATTTATCTCTCGACATTAGGATTTACTGCTGGTGCAGGATATACAGTTATTGTTGAGGGTAAGAAAACCGCTGGTTATACAAGTAGAGAAACAACCGACGATGGAGTTTCACCATGAAACTAATCACAGAATTAAACGAAGAAATTAAATTTATCACCGAGGCTTCAGAATCTGGAAAGAGAAATCTTTTCATCGAAGGCATTTTTATGCAATCTGAAAGACCTAACAGAAATGGTAGAATGTATTCGTTCGACATTCTAAACAGAGAAGCCACACGGTATATTAATGAGTTTGTTTCAAAAGGCCGAGCATTTGGTGAACTTGGACATCCAGATGGACCAACAATTAATTTAGAAAGAACTGCACTTCTAATTAAAGAATTAAAAGCAGACAAAACAGATTTCTATGGTAAAGCTAAAATTTTAGATACACCTTATGGAAATATTGTCAAGAATTTAATTGAAGAAGGTGCTACTCTAGGCGTTTCCACAAGAGGTATGGGAACACTAGAAGAAAATAAAGAGGGCATAAAAGTTGTGAAAGATGATTTCTATCTTGCAACTGCTGCTGACATTGTTGCGGATCCATCAGCGCCCGATGCCTTTGTAAGAGGTGTTATGGAAAATAAAGAATGGGTTTTTGTTGAAGGTCGCTGGATTGGCAAACACATAGAAGAAACTAAGAGAGTGATTCAAAAAACAAGTTCTAAGAATTTAGAAGAAGTTAAACTTAAAGTTTTTGAAGCATTCTTAAAAAGTTTATAAATAAGATAATGATTCATAATATGAATTAAAATAAAAGGAGAAGCAATATGTTAGTAGACAATAATAAAGAAGAAAGTTTGGAAGAGAAAAAGATCGACGTTAGTGATGTTGACGCTCTTTTCGCAGACGAAAATCTTTCAGAAGAATTTAAAACAAATGCCAAATCTATTTTTGAAGCAGCGGTTCTTGCCAAAGTAGATGAGCAGAAAGAAAAGCTTCAAGAAGAATTCGATCTAAAATTAGAAGAGCAAACAGAAGAGTTTGCCGCAGGATTAGTTGAAAAATTAGATGAGTATCTTAACTACGTAGTTTCAGAGTGGTTAGAAACAAATCAAGTTTCAATTCAACACAATCTAAAAACTGAGATTGCCGAGGGCTTCATGAATGGATTGAAAAATCTATTCGTTGAGAACTATATCGATCTTCCAGACGAAAAAGTTGATGCCGTTGAGCAACTTACGGTGAAACTTGATGAAATTCAGGCAGAATTGAACAAGGCCATTTCAACAAATGCAGAATTAACTGAAGAATTGAACGTTCACAAAATGAACGATCTAATCGAGACAGTTTCCGAGGGTTTATCAGAAATTCAAACTGAAAAACTTAAGTCTTTAGCAGAAAACATTGAATTTATTTCTGAAGAAGACTATAAGCAAAAACTTATTCTCACAAAGAAAAAGTATTTTGAGCAAACTAAATCCGAAGAAAAAGTTGAAGAGTCTTCAATAGATTCTGATGCCTCTACGACTCTCGATGAATCAGTTTCGCCAGCGATGGCTCATTATGTTCAGAGCATTTCAAGAACACTCAAAAAGTAAAAAATTATAAATAGTAACAGAGTTTTTAAATACTCAAAGGAGAAAAATATGTCAATCGAAGCTTTAGTAAAAAAATGGGCACCAGTTCTTGAACATACTGAGTTGCCATCAATCAAAGACTCACATAGAAAAGCAGTTGTTGCACAACTTCTAGAGAATCAAGAAATTTCTTGCCGCGAAAATTCTTCTGGTGGTTATCGTTCACCAACTTCTCTTCTAACAGAAGATGCTCCAACCAACGCAATGAAGGGTTCTTCATCTGTTGCTGGTGACGGCGCCATTGATATCTATGACCCAGTTCTAATCAGCTTGGTTCGTAGATCAATGCCAAATCTAATTGCATACGATATCTGCGGCGTTCAGCCAATGAGCGGTCCAACAGGACTTATCTTTGCAATGCGTTCACGCTACACCAATCAAGGTGGTACTGAAGCATTGTTCAACGAAGCCGATACAGATTTCTCTGGTACAGGCACACACGGCGGTCAAACACCAGTTGATGCAGACGTTGCAAACAACTACACAGTTGGTACAGGTCTTTCAACATACGCTGCTGAAGCATTAGGTGACGGTTCAAACACCTTCCCTGAGATGGCATTCAGCATCGAAAAGATTTCCGTCGTTGCAAAGAGCCGCGCTCTCAAAGCAGAATACACGATGGAACTTGCACAAGACCTTAAAGCAGTTCACGGTCTTGACGCAGAGCAAGAACTTGCCAACATTCTTTCAACAGAAATTCTTGCTGAAATCAATCGTGAAGTTGTTCGTCAAATCAATAGAACAGCAACAATCGGTGCACAAGAAAACGTTGCAACAGCAGGCACTTTCGATCTTGACGTTGACGCAAATGGTCGTTGGTCAGTTGAGAAGTTCAAGGGTCTAATGTTCCAATTAGAGCGTGAATCAAATGCAATCGCCAAAGCTACCCGTAGAGGTAAAGGCAACATCATGATTTGCTCATCAGATGTCGCTTCTGCTCTTCAGATGGCTGGTGTTCTTGATTACACACCTGCACTTGCAAACAACCTACAAGTTGATGACACAGGCAACACATTCGCCGGTGTTCTCAATGGTCGCATTCGTGTTTACATCGATCCATACTTTGCAGCTTCTTCTGGCGTTCACTATGCCACAATCGGTTACAAAGGTACTTCAGCATTTGACGCTGGTCTCTTCTACTGCCCATACGTTCCTCTCCAGATGGTTCGTGCGGTTGGTCAAGATACATTCCAGCCAAAGATCGGCTTCAAGACACGTTATGGAATGGTTGCAAATCCATTCGCAACAACTGCTGCTGATGGCACAATCGTTTTTGCTAATAAGAACATCTATTACAGAAAGATCGCTATCACCAATCTAATGTAATTGATTAAGCCGAGGTTACATCGGTAGGGGGTCTGCGGGCCCCCGTTCAAGGGGCCTTCGGGCCCCTTTTTCATTATGCATAAATAGTTCTAAAAGGAGTCAACATGGCGACGCTACCAATAGAACCTACAAACAAAAGCTTTCTATCAAACAACAAATTCGACTTTGTTATTGATAGATTGCCAAACATTCAGTTTTTTATTCAAACAATAAATTTACCCACAATAAGTTTAGGCATTGCAACAACACCAACTCCATTTGTTACAGTTCAAACTCCAGGAACTATTATAACATTTGAAGAAATAACAGTTTCATACATAGTTGATGAAGACATGAAATCTTGGTTTGAAATTTATGATTGGCTTCACGCATTGGCAGGCACAGAAGGATTTCCTAAGTCTACTCTTAAAAATTCTCCTGGAAGTTATGAAAATTTTACCTCTAGTGCGACTCTCATCATAAAAACAAATTCAAACAATGCAAATGTCAAATTGAAGTTTTTTGATTTGTTTCCTACCAATCTAACAGGATTTCAACTGTCAGCTACTGAATCACATGATTTTATTACCTCTACAGTAACTTTCAACTATACCAAATACGAAGCAGATTATATTTGATTCTAATGCCGTTATGTGATATAATGATTGTTTTGTAGTGGAGATATATAATGACATTAGACCAGATTATGGAATCTTGGAGACAAGATTCTAAAATTGATTCTACTGAACTCGGCGTCGAATCAACTAAGATACCTGAATTGCATAGCAAGTATATGAATATATACTTTGAAGAAAGACGAAGACTTAAATCTTTTGAGTTTAAGTCGAAAGACCTAATGCTTAAAAAATATGAATACTATAACGGAAAGCTTTCTCAAGAGGAACTTGACGAATTGAAATGGGAGCCTTTCATGAAAAGGCTTATGAAAAATGAAATAGATATGTATCTAGAATCTGATAAAGACGTTATTGAAATTAACATGCGCATTTTTAATCAAAAAGAAAAACTAGATTTTATTGAAGAAATAATCAAGAATCTAAATCAAAGAAACTTTCAAATAAAAAATGCTATAGAATGGAAGAAGTTTACGCAAGGTGTCCAATAATCTATTCATCACTAAATTAAATGAAGTATACGTAAAAGTTCATTGCGAAAGAGGCGAAGCAATGGAACTTAGCGAATACTTCACATTCTATGTGCCTGGGTATAAATTTATGCCAGCATTTAGAAATAAAGTTTGGGATGGAAAGATCAGATTATTTAATACCTTTGATCACAAAATTTACTATGGGTTAATACCATACATTAAACAATTCTGTGAAGAAAGAAACTACGGCATAGAGATAGATTCAAATGTAGATATTGCCAATGAATTTTCTGTTGCAGAAGCAGCAAGCTTTATTGAACAATTGAATTCTCCCTTTGAGGTACGAGACTATCAACTAAAAGCTTTTCTGTATGCTATTCGAAATAAAAGAGGCTTACTGATATCACCCACAGCATCCGGTAAATCATTTATTATCTATCTTATAACTAGATATCTCAACACGAAGACGTTGATTATTGTTCCAACAGTGTCTTTAGTGTCTCAGCTATACAAAGACTTTATAGATTACGGATTCGACAGTCAAACAAATATTCACCAAATACCATTTGATAAATCAAAAGATTCGAACAAACAAATCATTATAACCACTTGGCAATCAATATACAAGCAACCAAAAGAATGGTTTCAGCAATTTAATTTGGTCATAGGCGATGAAGCACATCTATTCAAAGCGCAATCACTAACAACAATCATGACCAATCTAACAGACTGCGCATATCGTTTTGGATTGACAGGAACACTCGACGGTACTCAAACTCATAAGCTTGTACTAGAAGGACTTTTTGGTAGAGAAAAAAGAGTCACTACAACAAAAGAATTAATTGAAAAAGGTAATCTGTCAGAATTTAAAATTAAAGCCTTGATATTGAAATATGATGAAGAATCATGCTCATTCTTGAAAAAGAGCAAATACAAAGACGAAATTGATTTTCTTGTTGCAAATCCAAAAAGAAACAAATTCATAAGAAATTTAACACTCAGTTTAAATGGCAACACTTTAGTTCTTTATCAGCTAGTAGAAAAACACGGAAAGCTTCTGTACGATATGATTTGGGCAAAGTGTGGCGATAGAAAAGTTTTCTTTGTGCATGGAGGTGTTTCTGCTGAAGACAGAGAACTAGTTAGATCAATCACAGAAAAAGAAAACGATGCAATCATTGTTGCTTCATATGGGACGTTTTCAACAGGGATAAATATACGTAATCTGCACAATATTGTTTTCGCATCACCAAGTAAAAGTAAGATTAGAACTCTTCAATCAATAGGTAGAGGTTTACGATTGGGAGACAACAAAGAATCAGCTACACTGTTTGACATTGCAGACGATTTAACTTATAAGTCTAGAAAAAATTTTACTCTAGATCATTTTATAGAAAGAATGAAAATTTATAATGAAGAAAAGTTTGCCTACAAGATATATGAAATTAATTTAAAGGGCTAAACATGGAAAACAAAGAGCTTTTAATTAGAAAAGTCTTTAAACTTTCTAATGGTGAAACAATCATTGCAAATGTCAAGAAAGAAACAGTCTCTTACATTGAAATAGATGATCCACTTAAATTTGTTATGTATATGACTAATTCTGGAAAACTTAGTATCACTATATTGAAATGGGATCCAACTTTCAATACTCAATATCCTGTTCGGATATATAAAACATCAATTGTTGCATGTGCTGAACCTACATCTGACATAATCAAAAATTACGATGAGATAATTGACAGTGGACTTCATCTAGAAGAAAGGATTGAAGAAGATACTGAGGAAGAAACTCTAAAATCCTTGCTAAAGACACATAAATCTGATATCATTCATTAATTGATCCTTTATGTCTTAACCACAGGACACGACTATTATAGTTGTTTGTCAAGTAAAAAGCAACCCCCTCGGAGGTAAACTATGGCTGGTCATTATGTAGATAATGCTAAATTCCTTTCGGAAATGGTAATTTATAAAAAGTCTGTGAACGAGTCCACTAAGAACAGTGGCGATAGACCCAGAGTTCCAGAATATATTGGAGTTTGTCTATTTAAGATTGCCACTCATTTGGCAAGAAAACCTAACTTTGCAAACTACACTTTTAAAGAAGATATGATTTCCGATGGTGTAGAAAACTGTCTGTTATACATTGATAACTTTGATCCAGAGAAATCTGGAAACCCATTTGCATATTTCACACAAATCATATATTATGCATTTCTTCGAAGAATTCAAAAAGAAAAAAAGCATATGTACGTGAAATATAAAAATATGGAGAATGAAGTAATTGCTGCATTGATTGAGAACAATGGAGAAGACATCGTAAACTCACATATCAATGGCATCATGCATGAGTCTTATAGCGACCATTTCATTCGTGATTTTATTACTACCTTCGAAGATACAAAGAGAAAAAAAGTATCTTCAAGAAAGAAAAAAGGAGAAACACAAAATGCAGACGCCATTGCCAGTGCAACTTGAAGCATGGATTAAAAACGTACAAAATAAAAAAACGCCTTTTGATGTTAGACAAACATCAATGACTCATTTAATTGTTATTCGTGATTTGCTAGACAAGGTAATTCGTTCGAGTCAGTCTAAGCCAGAGAAAGGAACTAGATCAAAATATGAAAATATGTCTGCTCGGTGATACTCATTTTGGTGTGAGAAATGATTCATTAATCTTTCATGAATACTTCAAAAAATTCTTTAATGATTATTTCTTTCCGTACTTATTAGATAATGATATAAAGACAATTATTCAACTTGGAGATTTGTTTGATCGTAGAAAGTATATTAATTTTCTTTCGTTGACCGAAAGTCGAAAATATTTTTTCGATAGGCTTCTTGCTGAAGGTATTACTCTGCATGCATTGATCGGCAATCACGACATTTTCTGGAAGCATAGCCTAGAAGTTAATTCTCCAGACTTGCTGCTGAAAGACTATTCCAATATTGTCTTGTGGCAGAAGCCTGGAAAGTTAATGATTGAAAACATTTCTTTCGATATGATTCCTTGGATATGCAACGAAAATGAAAAAGAAGTTCATGAGTTTATCTCGCAATCGATTTCGCCATATTGTATAGGACACTTTGAACTAAGTGGATTCTCTCTGATGAAAGGTGTTGAATGTCATGATGGTATGAGTGATGATTTTTTGAAGAATTATGATCAAGTCTTTAGTGGGCATTTTCATACCAGGTCAAATGCCAGAAATGTCAATTACCTTGGCACACCTTATGAATTGTTCTGGTCAGATCATCGTGACGCAAAGGGCTTTCATATCTTCGACACAGACACAACTGATTTGACTTTCATAGAAAATCCGTGTAAAATGTTTCATAAAATTGCGTATGACGATTCAAATATGTCATGGGATCGTTTACGTAATTCGATTCGAAAAGAATTATACGAGAACACATACATAAAAGTTATTGTAGTAGCAAAAGAAGACCCATATATTTTTGATATGTTTATGGATGAATTGTATAAGCAAAACCCTGCCGATGTTGTTATCGTTGAAGATTTTAGTGAGGGTGATTCTGTGAATGATGATTCTGATGAAGTTGATCAGGCACAAGATACGATGACGATTCTGTCAAACTACATAGATCAGCAAGACTTTAAAGAAGTAGATAGTGCAAAATTGAAAAATTTTATGCGAGAACTTTACATTGAAGCTATATCAGTTGAAGAGACTTTTGAATGATTGTATTTGAAAAAGTAAAATGGAAAAACTTTCTATCTACGGGAAATCTGTTTACTGAGGTACCTCTTAATCAGAATAGTTCCACGTTGATTGTAGGCACAAACGGGTCTGGCAAGTCCACACTGCTAGATGCTTTGTGCTTTGGTCTTTTTGGAAAGCCATTTAGAAACATCAATAAGCCTCAGTTGATGAATAGCATCAATCAGAAAGATTGTTTGGTTGAGATTGAATTTTCTATCAAGTCTAAAAATTATAAAATTGTTCGTGGTATTAAGCCAGCAATATTTGAAATCTATGCAGACAATGAACTAGTAAATCAAAATGCTGCAACGAAAGATTATCAGGAGTTTCTTGAGAAAAATATTCTCAAATTAAACTTTAAATCGTTTACGCAAATCGTAATCTTAGGCTCAGCATCGTTCGTACCATTCATGCAGTTATCGGCTGCTGATAGACGCGCAATCATTGAAGACCTGCTAGATATTCAAATCTTTTCTAAGATGAATACTCTCATCAAAGAGAAGACTACAACAAACAAAGATGACATTCTCAGAAAGAAGAATCAACAAAATCTTCTAGAAAAGCTTTTGACAGTTCAATTGGAAAGACTTAACGAACTAAAGCAAAACAATGTCGATAGAATCTCTGAGTATGAGTTAGAGATTACCAATAATAATTCTTCTATCGTAGAATTGCAGAAGTCGAACGATAATTTAAAACGAGAGATTAATTTAAGACAAGAGATTGTGGACAGTCTACTTTCTGCAAAAACGAAAATTAAAAAGGTCACAAAGTTAGAATCTCAAATCGAAAACAATATTTCGAAGATAGACACCGACTTAACTTTCTTTGCTACTAACGATTCTTGCCCAACCTGTAAGCAGGCGATTCAGGATGCGTTTAAGCAAAACATTCTATCAGAATTAAATACAAAGAAAACTGAATGTCTTCATGGTCTTGAATTGTTGAAAAGCAAGATTGATGAAGAACAGAAAAAGATTGAAGAGATTAATACTGCACAAGAAGACATACAAAAATATCAAACTAAAATTGCAGTAAACAATACCAGCATATCATCTGCCAATGATCAAATTGCAAAACTTCAAAAGCAAATCGACACTGTTCGAAATTCTAAGAACGTTGATGATCTAGAGAAAAATGAAATTGCATCTTTGAAAGAACAACAGGTTTTGTGTGAAACTGATTTAAAAAATCTAATGAACGAAAAGAAGTATCTTGATTTCGCAACGACACTATTGAAAGACGGCGGCATCAAAACAAAGATTGTCAGACAGTATTTACCAATTATCAATCGACTGGTCAATCGCTATCTGTCTGCACTAGATTTCTTTGTGAATTTTAATTTAGACGAAGCATTCAAAGAAACAATTAAATCTAGGCATAGAGATGAATTTAGCTATGCGTCATTTAGTGAAGGCGAGAAGCAAAGAATCGATATGGCACTAATGCTTACTTGGCGTGCTGTTGCAAAAATAAAAAATTCTGCTAACACAAATCTTCTCATTCTCGATGAGATTTTTGATTCTTCACTAGATACAAATGGCACTGAAGAGTTAATGAAAATTTTGAACTTGCTAGAGAACACGAATCTCTTCATTATTTCTCACAAGGGTGATATTCTTCAGGATAAATTTAGAAATGTAATTCGCTTTGACAAAGTAAATAATTTTTCGAGGATAGTAAAATGATTGATCTGAATGAACTTAAATTGGTTGCCGAAAATCATCCTGTTCTCCTATCTGAACAGAAAGACTTTAATTTTGAAAATCCGCAATGTGATCCAATCGAACTTGCTCAGAGATTGCATCAATGCATGGTCAGGAGTGATGGGCTTGGATTGTCGGCTTGTCAAGTTGGACTTCCAATTAAAGTGTTCGTTATTCGAACTGAAGAAGATAAGCCGTTTGCCCTCTTTAACCCTAAAATTATTAGCGAGTCGGAAAATCTAATTTCAATGAAAGAGGGGTGTTTGAGTTTTCCTCTGTTGTATATGAATGTCAAACGACCAGATTTTGTTCGGCTACGATATCAAAATGAAAAAGGTGAAACGAATACCGAAAGATTCATTGGCATGACTGCCAGAGTTGTCCTACATGAATTTGATCACATGAATGGCGTTTTGTTTCTAGAAAAAGTGTCGCGCATGGAAAAAGATCGCTCCTTGAGAAAGAGAGCGATCCTTAAAAGAAAAGTCAAAAAAATAGCGAAAAAATAATTATTCCCACCCTCTATATTTCAGTCTTTCTTTTGCAACTAGCGTTCTTGTTTCGATGATACCATTGAAAACGTCTCGAATAAATGATAGAATAGAAGTTAACATTTGAATACCTTTTGGGTTGTTTAAAATAGGCGTGAAATTGTGTTTCACACCACGTATTTATACTGCAATGCAACATTTTATATCAAAAATATTTTATACGTTTGTTTTTATTTTAATCCTGTTTGGGTTATCATTGATTATAATTCCAGCGTTCGGAATCGTAATTGGTTTACTCATTGACATTATTTTTGGAAAATAGTATGCAAATCAAAATTATTTCTCACGGAGATGGCATAGTCTGGTATGCAAATCATGTTGGAAAAGTCTTTGATGTTGTCAGAGAAGACAGGGAAACTTCTGACGTTTTTTGGGCAAGAGAACCAGAAGGATTCATTAATATAGTTTATAAAAAAGACGCTCAAATAGTACAGGAGTCACAATGAAAGAATGGCAATACGGATATGAATTAGATTATTTAAAAGAACTTGAGGCGAAGTATGCAGATTATAATGCATACACACTTTCGCCGTTCGCCAAGTTTAAAAAGAATAATATTGCAGAAGCCTTGCACAAAGGAACCCTTGTCAATCTTGGTGATGCAATGATGGAAATCTCAACTAGTAAATCTGCATCAGATATCACTATGCATGGGTCAACCGTGATTGCAAAAAAGCTAAAGGGTGACATTACGATTGGCAAATTGGTTGGAAACATTTCTACGATAGAGTCTCAAATTAAAGCACTGAACGGAACTTCTTTTTGGATGTATGTCTGGGCCGAAAACAAAGAACACCGTAAGTTAGCAGAAGACTTAAGATTTTGTTATGTCGGTCCTAAGATTACCACATATGGAGAAATACATGCTATCTACTACAAAGGAACACAGAGAGCGTTTCCTAACGTTGATCCTGCTGAGTTCCTCTCTATTAAAAAGATTGGAAACGTGGATGAAAACTTTGTTTCATCGATTTATCAAAAACTAAATTCTCTACCACAGTTCACAAATCATTACAGTAACTATAATAAAGATAATTCATGGTCTGCATTATCATTGAGAGGATACACTTCAGATCCATCGTTTATCACAAAGCCAATTGAGATGAATGATAAGTGGAAAGAAGAAAACAAAGATCAAGATTTTCGTTTACAAGATACTAAACTCTATGATCTTTTTCCTGAAGTACGAGAGTTTGTCAACACTCTAGGCACTGAAGTTCATCGAGTTAGATTTATGAGACTTAAGCCTGGCGGCGGTGAACTGGAAAGGCATACTGATCAAGTCGATCCTGATTCTGGTGGCAGCATGGGCAAGCTTGCAAGAATTCATGTGCCAATCAAGACGAATGAGAATGTAGTTTTTACTGTTTGGAACACACAAGGTGTTCCACAGAAAATCAATATGAAGTTTGGTGAGTATTGGTTTCTCGATACTCGAAAAGCCCATCAAGCAATTAATGGTGGCGACGATGAAAGAATTCATCTTGTGATTGATGTTAAAGTTGAGAGGCCTTTGTATGACAAACTTGTTAACGCCTGAACACTATCTCGAATATGTCAAAGACTGGACTGATCCGAACCCTAAACCAATTGTAGAACGTCAAGATAAATTTTTTGTTGTTCGTGATGATTTGTTAGGTTATGGTAGCAAAGTTAGATTCATTGATTATCTTATCAAGAATGATCCCGCTGAAGAATGGGTATTCGGTGGTGCAAATAAAGTAGGTTGGGGTCCAATCTCTCTCACGCATGTTTGCAATAGATATGGAAAGAAAGCAACATTCTTCATGGCAAAAAGAGAAACACCTACATGGCATCAGCAACAAGTTTTAGATATGGGTGGAACAATTCACTGGGTTAATATGGGCATGTTAAATGTGACATTGGCAAGAGCAAAAGCATATTGTGAAGAAAGTCCTAACACAAGAAAAACTTTGCCGCTGGGTCTAGAACATCCTAGTGTGTTGGGTAGTATTATCAAGATTGCCAGAGAACTGCCTTGCGCCTCTGAGATAAGCGAGATTTGGACTGTTGCAAGCAGTGGCACGTTAAATCGCGGTCTGCAAATGGCCTTTCCTGATTTGCCCGCACACGCGGTACAAATAGGTCATAAGATGAATGAACGCGAGCTAGGCCGTGCTAAATTATATGTGTCGAAATACAAATTTGACAAAGAAGTAAAAGAGAACGAGAGGCCACCATACCCCTCTGAAATCTTTTACGATGCAAAGATTTGGACTTTCGTAAATGAACATGCAAAAGAAAACTCTTTAATATGGAATGTAGCATGAAACTTTCTGGCAAAATTAATAAGGGTTGGGGCCATGAACTCATATGGGTCACCAACGATAAGTATTGCGGAAAGCTTTTGAAGTTCAATACAGGTGCGAAGTTCAGCATGCACTTTCATTCCGAGAAAGATGAAACTTGGTATGTGTTGTCTGGTAAATTCTTAGTTAGACACATAGATACAAAGACTGCTAAAATACATGAAAACGAATTGAATGTTGGAAATGTCTGGAGAAACGAACCGTTATTGCCACATCAACTAGAGTGCTTAGAAGAAGGCACAATTATTGAAGTTAGCACGCCAGATAGTGTTGAAGATAATTACAGAGTTTATCCTGGAGATAGTCAAAAATGAAAAAAATATTTGTGAACGGAACTTTTGATGTAGTGCATTTTGGTCATATCAGTTTACTGAAACATGCAAAAAGTCTAGGCGATTATTTACTAGTTGCAATTGATTCTGATATCAGAGTTAAATCATTGAAGGGTGAAAGCCGACCAATCAATAGTCTATTTGAAAGAATGACATTGATTAGAAATTTAAAATGGGTTGATGATGTCGTTGCTTTTGGTACAGACGAAGAATTAGAATCCATTATCTCATCGTATGAGCCAGACATTACGCTGCGTGGGTCCGATCACAAAAATGCAAAAGTGCCTCACGGCGTCATTCAATTTTTTCCAAGGCTCAACACATATTCATCGACAAGCGAAATTGAAAAAATCAAAAAACTATGAGTAGAATTCTTTTGGTTGGTGATATCTGTTTAGATGTCTATCATTATGGAACATGTTCGAGACTTTCGCCTGAAGCACCAGTGCCTATCATGGACTATAAATTCAGTAAAGAATTTACAGGCATGGCATTCAATGTGTATCGAAACCTAAAGGCGTTCGATAACACAATTGATTTTGTGCATGGACCATTCTCGAAAAAAGAAAGATATATTGACATTCGAACAAGTCATCAACTACTCAGAATCGACACCAAGAGCTATGAAAGCGAACAGGTTGTTTTTCCTGTTGATAAATTTCTGCGGAATTATGATGCCATAGTCATATCAGACTATGATAAAGGCTTTGTTACCGAGGAACTTATTTGCCAAATCAAAGAGCGATGGCAGAATAAACCAATCTTCGTGGACACAAAGAAAAAGAACTTAAGCGTGTATAGTGGTTGCATTGTTAAGATAAATGAGTTAGAATATAATGAATCGACTGGTCATGAATTTCCAAAAGAGTTGATTGTCACACTAGGGGCAGATGGTGCAAAGAGAGCAGACAAACACTATGAAGCACCCAGTGTTTCTGTACATGATGTGACTGGTGCGGGGGATGTTTTTCTTGCGGTTCTGTCTTCAGTGTATCTCGATACTGAAGATATGGACTATGCAATACGGTGTGCAATTAAGCTATCTACAGAATCAGTAAAACACTTTGGATCATATACTTTAACAGAGAAAGATATACATGAACATATTGATTACTGGTAACAA